CCTGCCTATTCGGACACGACTTCACGGAAAACAAAATTCCTGTGCGGGACGGAGACAACCCGTTATGGACCAATGAGCTGCTCGCGCGCGCATGGGGCAAAGGAAACGTCAGCGTCGGCGCACTCACATTTGAAAGCGCGCAATACACCGCAGCCTACGTAACCAAGAAGTTGTCCGGGAAAAAGAAATGGGTTCGGGTCGACGAACAAACGGGAGAACTCATACCCCTCGTTCAACCTCGGGCATTCATGAGCCTAAGACCAGCCATCGGCGCCACCTGGCTAAAGAAACACGGCGACCAGGTGTACGCCTTCGACCAGGTCGTTATCAACGGACGGCCACAAAAACCGCCCAAGTACTACGACCGATGGCTAGAAAAAAGATCAGAGATAGCAATAGGGATAATCAAAGAACAACGCATAAAAGGAGCAACACGCTACAGCCAAGAGCAAAACCGCGCGCGCGCGCGAAACGCGCACGCACGCGCAAGAAGCAAAGCCAAAGAGTTCTAGCCGCCAACGACCACAAGGGTCGCGGCTAGAACGGAAAGAGAGGTTACCCACCGGTTTATTCACCGCCCCAAAGCGGGCCGTGAATAAACCCGTGGATAACCAACAGAGGAAAGCCGACCACGCGGCAAACAAACATGCTTAGAAACAAAACCGCAAGACAACACAACTTCGCAACCGTTCCAAGCGCGGACATTCCGCGCTCGAAATTCCGCATGAGACAAACGCGGAAACAAGCATTCGATGCATCGGACCTCATACCGATCATGTGCGAAGAAATCCTGCCAGGAGATACCTGGCAACACCAAGAGTCGATCATGGCTCGACTCGCAACACCGATCGCACCGGCGATCGACGACATCGACCTCGAAACCTTCTACTTCTTCGTGCCGAACCGGATCGTCGATCCGGAATGGGAAGCACTCATCACAGGCACCGACACCGTCACAGTAGCAAAAGTGCGCGCAGTAAACGGCACAGGCACACAAGACGAAGTCATACCAGGAGGAGTCCTGGACCACTTCGGTCTACTCCCGCAGGTATACACAGCACCACTGCGCGTCACCGCGTATCCCGTGTTCGGATACTTCACCATCTTCAACGAATGGTTCCGCGACCAGAACCTCCAGGACGAGTGGACCTGGCCCGAAGACTGGCGAGCAAGCAACGGGTACACCACACAATTCACCAACGGCGCGTCGTGGAACCAGCTCCCGCTCCGCGTAAACAAACGCCACGACTACTTCACAAGCTCACTCCCGTTCGCACAAAAAGGGACCGCCGTCACGATCCCGCTCGGAACAACCGCGCCCGTCATCGGCGACAACGTGAACTCAATAGTGCTCGAAGACACCGCAGGATCCTCACGCGGCGTCATCCAAGCAGCAGCCGGAGCCGGATCAAACGTAACCATCGCAGGCGCCGGCCTCGCATCATCACTTCGCTTCACCGACCAAACCGGCCTTATCGCAGACCTAAGCGCTGCCACAAGCGCCACCATCAACGCACTGCGACTGGCATTCCAAACACAAAAACTGCTCGAGCGCGACGCACGCGGAGGATCACGATATGTGGAACAACTACTCGCGCACTTTGGTGTCAGGAGTCCGGACTACCGCCTGCAGCGACCCGAATACCTGGGCGGGTCAAAGATTCCAATTACGGTCAATCCCGTGGCGCAAACAGCAACCTATGACGCCGAGCCAGCTGCTACGGAGTCTCCGATTGGCAATCTCGGTGCTGAAATGCACGCCCGTGGCAGCAAACGCACCTTCACCTATGCGGCAACCGAACACGGCTACATCATCGGCCTGGCGTGCGTACGCGCAACACCAACCTACCAGCAAGGCACGCGCCGCCACTGGCGCCGCCAAACAAGGCTGGATTACTACTTCCCGGTATTCAGCCACATCGGCGAGCAAGCCGTGGCTACCCAGGAGATCTACCAGGAAGCGGATGACAACCCCGCAAACGCAACCTGGGGATACCAGGAAGCCTGGGCAGAAATGCGATACACGCCGAACGAGATCACAGGCGTGCTACGCAGCACGGCTGCACAACCGCTCGACTGGTGGCACTACGCCGAAGAATTCAGCGGCGAACCCGCACTGAACGACTCGTTCATCACCGACAAAACCAAGGAAACGCTCGCACGCTCGCTCGCGACGGCACCCAACGCGCAATGGAGCGCGCAGATCATCATGGACATCGCGCACGACTCCACCGTCGCACGCATGCTCCCGACATACAGCGTGCCCGGCCTCATCGACCACTTCTAAGGAGAAACCCATGGGATGGTTCGGAGGAATACTAAACAGCGCAACGCGGGCGGTAAAATGGATCGCACCGGCCGCGCTCGCACCACTGACCGGAGGCGCAAGCCTAGGCGCTTACGCCGCCTACGGACAAAGCAGCGCCAACAAAACCAACAAGGACCTCGCGCAACGGCAAATGGACTTTCAGGAACGAATGTCCAACACCGAATGGCAACGCGGCGTCCAAGACATGCTCAAAGCCGGCATCAACCCGATGCTAGCCACGAGCCAAGGAGGGGCATCGGCACCTGCAGGAGCAACAACACGAGTGGAAAACGTGGCGCAACCCGCCATTAACAGCGCCCTGGCCGCACGCCAGGCGCAAGCCAATATCCAACTCACACAGGCAAGCACACTCAAAACCATCGAGGAAGCCAAAACCAGCGCCGCAACAGCAGCGCGAGCGCCAGAGATGGCGCATTACAACGTAGAACTCATCCGCAAAAACATCGAGAAGGTCATCGCGGACTTTCAACTCACACACGCCCAGGAGAACCAGGTCAACAGCCTGCTACCACTGCTGATTCAGTCGCAAATGTCGAACATCGGACTGACACAAGCGCAAACCACAACCGCGAGCAAAGAAGCTCGCCTCAAGGAGCTACAAATCCCAGGCGCAGAAGCCGAGGCCAAAGCCTGGGCAGAACTCGCCGGCGCCGGCGTACCCGCAGACGCCATGGCAAAAATCCTCGGCATCATCCGGAGCATCCTCAAATGAGCAATTGGGCAAAAAACAAAGCGGCGGCGCGGTTCAAAAACACCGCACCGACCAAGACGGACCAGTCCGCCGCGGCCGAAACCGACATCAACGTCATCGTCGACAAGTTCCTACGCACCGGCCAAGCACCGAGGGGGAGAACCCCCTTACCCCCGGACGATTACAGCCAATACCCGGAAGACTTCCGGGGATTCCTGGAAATGGCCAAAAGCATCACACGACACCGCGCCGAGCTACCCCCGGCGCTACAAAAACTCAGCACCGACGAGCTGCTACGGCTGACACCGGCCGAAATCACTGCCATACTGACGCCGGCACCAACGCCCACACCAACACCCGCACCAGCGGGAAGTGAGACAAAATGAAAATCTACGCGGTCCGCGACCGCCTCATCGACTACATGATGCCGCCATTCATCGCACCAGGAGACAAGGAGGCACTAGCCAGCCTGGCCGACCTGGTCAACGGAGAAACCAAACATGCCATCACACAAGCACCGCACCACTTCGAAATCTGGCGCCTCGGCGAAGTCACCGAGGAAGGGCACATCCACCCGAACCGCGAATTCCTCGCAGACGCCTCCGGCCTCGTTCGAAACGGTGTTCGGGGCAACCCCCAAGCCAGAACTGCAGCGGCAGCTGCAGAAGCTCCTGGAGACGAGATCTCGCACGGTCGAACGCCTGGCAGCTATGGAGCCCATGCTGCGCCCAACAAACCGCCTATTCGCCAGGAGGTGGGACCAACGCCTACGGCGGCTCCAGCGGTACCTGGCTGACCTCGACGAAGCCATCCAGGAGACACAAGACAATCGAGAATGATTCTCGACTGTCACCTAGACCAGTTACATCAAGTAGGAACTGGTCTAGGATCGCTCCGGACCACCCCGGAACGATAGGAGTTACTGCCATGGCAAGGAAAAGAATGAGCGGGCGCCAACACGCCCGCAAGTTCAACAAAGCGCGGAAGAAGACCCGCGCGATCAACTCCCCCTCAATGGTGATGAGGGGGGGAATCAGGTTGTGAGCTGCGGCTCACCACTGACAGCGTACCGGCCCGCCAATGGCGGGCCGGTTCGCTTCCAACAACCGCGCGACGGACGCGCATACACACAGATAGAGCTGCCCTGCGGGCAATGCATCCTCTGCCGCCTAGAACACGCCAGGCAATGGGCCGTGCGCATCACGCACGAAGCAAGCCAACACAAATACAACTCGTTCATTACACTCACGTACAACGACGAAAACTTACCAACACACAACAGCCTAAACTACGCGCATCTGCGCGATTTCTGGAAAAGGCTGAGACACCACATCGGGCCGCTTCGCTACTACGCCGTGGGTGAATACGGGGACAACACCAACCGACCGCACTACCACGCCTGCCTATTCGGACACGACTTCACGGAAAACAAAATTCCTGTGCGGGACGGAGACAACCCGTTATGGACCAATGAGCTGCTCGCGCGCGCATGGGGCAAAGGAAACGTCAGCGTCGGCGC